AGGTGAGCCAGTATCTCGATCAATATGGATTCCACCGATCAAATCTAGGCTTGTATAAACCTTGAATGGGTCACCCAACCTATCTGCCTCAATGCCTTGAATCTTTAGGTTGCCATCCTTATCTCGAACCAAAACGAAAAGGAAGTCACCATCTCTCAACATACTCATCATCGCCACTTGCATTAGGGTTGAACCAGTATGCCTAGTGGTTAGATCGCACTTGTCCCACCATTCTGCCCAATATGCCTCTACATCGGTATTGACTTCGGGGTTCTCCGTTCTGGCTTGGTAGGAAATGTTGGCGGCGGTATGGCTGGCAAACTTCATTAGGATAGAGCGAACAAGGCCAACATTCTCTGCCAAGTCTCTCGCCCTCTTCATCAACTCTACTCGGTCATAGTTTGAACGATAATCTTCAGCACCAGAAAGCGAACTCGGCCCTCTGCGTTCCCTTGTATATTTAACCGCATCATAGGAGAAGTTGACGAGCTTTTGCCGTGCAATCATCCGATTAACTGCCCCTTGTGGGTTCAGAAATGCAACAGCTTTATCGATTAAGTTTAGCTGTGCTTTTTTCACGAGAACTTTGCGTAAGTTGTGCGGATACGAGTGCCGTTGGCAGACTGGATGGCTAGGGTCAATTCTGCGATTGTATCACGAACTTCGCCGAGGTTCGCCCTTGAAAAAGAACGACCCGCTATCGAATAGCTTGAACCCGCCACCGCTATCGCTTCAAGACAAGTGATATATTTATCACGCAGAGAAGTTAGGGTGGCAAGGGGTAGCCCAATGAAATCACCCTTCGCCATTCACCTCCTCCTCTGTCAAACTTGCGGGAGAGACTTTTAAGCGTCCATATAAAGCCGCACCCACGATGTTCATACACTCGCAATCCATTAAGTGATTATGTTTCCCGACTTGCTTCCATACGAGCCTTTCCCTTCCAGTCATAGGGTTTTTCACCCTTACCTTTGCCTCGGCATCGATGTGCACCCGCCAAACATCGGGGGTGTCTAGGGCGATGTAGCCGGGTTCTTTCAAAAGGTTGGAGAGGATGTCTTTGAATACTGGATTACTCCACCGCCAAACTGGGCAGAACTTCCACTTCCACCCCGCCTTGGATTGAACTGCCTTCCCGCTGAATGGGTCTCCATTGGAGATTCGAGCGTAGGGGCGTTGGAGTTTTTGCTCCCCTACGATCTCGGAGAAGCTGGTGCGGTCTGAACCAACCAATGCCATAAAGCCCCACTTGCAACAATGGAAATAGACCTCTCTGGTCTGGTCACCGCTATCACAGAAAACGCACTTTGATTCCACCCCAAACTCCTCGGCTTTTGCTTTGATGTCTCCCCAAGTTTCCAACCTCCCTGCCCATACGAGCCTCGACCTTCCCTCTAAATCCCAAGCCCTCACAACGCACCAAGCGTGGAAGCCCCCCGCCTCTTGAATGTCGCAAGCCATAATCAGCTTCTCGTTCACCCGCACCTCGCCCATTTTGTAATCACCCGCCACGATTTCCATCTTCTCTGTTTCGTGTTCCATCCAAGGCTCTGCTAGAACTCGGTTCACGAAGTCTTGCAAGCCGATGATTCCATTGTGCTTATCTTGCAGAAACTTCACGGCCAAACTTCCGAACGAAACCCAAGGGGCATATAGGCCGTTGAGGTGATAGCTCCTGCGGTTCGGCTCACCCTTTAGTTTGGTTGCCCTCCACTCGCCCTCTCTCAACATCTTGGTTTTCTGTCCGTCTGTAATCTTGCCCTTGCACTCCTCGCACTCGTAGTAGGTGGAGGATTTCACCAGCTTAAAATCATAAACCCCATCCTCGATCTTGGCGGCCTCATCCCACTTCACTTGCCCCCAGATTAGCTTCTGTTTGTATCCACAATGAGGGCAAGGCACATAATAGAAACGCATATCGCCCTTTTGCCATTCGCTCCAAATAATTGAGTCGGCAGTTGTGGGGGTGCTGGTCGCTATGATGAGATGGTTTGGGTAGGTGCTAACTCGTGCCTCGGCAAGTTGAACTGGGTTTGCCTCTCGCCCCGCCCCTGCTTGCTCTGGAAACTTGTCTACCTCATCCATACAGAGCAACGCAATCGAGCGACTGGAAAGAGCCGAGGGGCTAGTGCCAGCCCACCAGACCGAGCATCGCTTAAAATGTTGCTCTAGGATTTTGATCTTGTCGGTGTTGTCTGGTTTCTCTTTGGCTAGAGCTGGGCAATCGTCCACCATCGGAAGCCAGCGGGTTTCTGTAAATGATCTCGCTAAATGCTCCGAGGGCATCACCCACAAGGCGGGGCAAGGTCGCTCCGCTATTCGATACGCTAGGCCAGCCAGAATCGTTGTGGTCTTACTTGTTTGTGCGCCCCATACCAGCACCACCCTACGAATGGAGTCATCGCCAAAAGCCTCTAGTGGCTCTCGAACATAGGGAGTGAGGTTGGTCGAATACGCTCCGGGTATGTTCGTTACTCTCGCCGATAGCGTAAGGTTTTTCTCTGCCCATTCTGGAATTGAGAGTTGTTCCCTTGGCTCAAACAAAAGACGAGCGAAGTTCTTGGCCTCATCGATCTGGTTCATCTCTTAACCAGATAATCTTTTGCATAAGCCCACGCTGGGTTGATATGGATTTTGATATGGCACTCCCAACATACAGCCAAGAAAAATTCCACCTCATTTAACCTATCCCTAAACCTCCCCCGCCTATGGTGAACTTGGCTCGCCATCTTGCACTTGCAAACTTGGCAAAGAGGATTGTTCCCGAGGAACTTCTGTCGTACATCACGATAGACCTCGTTCTGGCCTTTTCTCTTGGCAGATACTCGGCGTAGTTTCCCGCCTCGCTTGAGTGGGGTTTTGCGTTTAAGGGGAGTGCGTTTCATCGATCATCAAAGTATGGAAGCACTATGCCAAGGGTTGCGATTGCTACCAACAAAACAATGAAGCACTCGTTCACTTGAACGCTCCTTCTGCTTTCTGAATAGTCACAAAGATTTGATCGATGCCCTCTTGAATTGCTCTTTTGGCACACTCTGGGTCGGAGGGGTTTGCTCGTGCGGCCAAGCTAGAAGGCATCGCATCCATTAGGTTTCTAATTGCTCCTAGCCATTTGCCGAACGCTTCTCTTACTTCGTCCATCCGAATCGTTACTCTGTTCACCTCTTCCCATCGAGCGTGTTCCATTTCTGCTTCTGCGACTCGCTTTTTTGCTTCGCCCCAGCCTTGAACCGCCGCCCTCATAGCGACTGGGTTTTGATTGTTTGCCGCCGTAGCTACCAACGAGTAAGCAACCACCTCGGCTTGCTTCGCTCGATTCAATCTGCCAAGCGAGGTTTTCGATTTGTATGACTCGGCATCCGATTCCTTCAATGGCTCGGAGTAGCTCTTGGATGGTGTCGAACTGATCTCGGTTTTGCTCACTCTTTTTTGATTCGCTAGCTTCCAACGCTCGGCATCGCTGACGCTTGTAAGGGGCATCCCTGCCTTCACAAACTTTGAAATTGCCGCCCTTGAGACATTCCATTTTGAGGCTAGGTCTGTTTGTCTTATCATTTCTCACAAGGGCTTCCCGCACGCCAAACATTTCTCGCCCCCTCCACCTTCTTCGCCCTCTGGCATCGTTGCTTCCATCATCTTTCCAATCTCATCCAAGCTGAATCCGGTAATATCAATATCAATCTCCCCTGCGTCCAGTTCCTCTAGGATGTCTTTGAGTTGGGGCATATTAAATTCACCACTCAATTTGTTAAGAGCTAGGTTTGCCGCTTTCTCCTGCGTCTCATCTAACCACACCGCCCACACCTTGATCTCATCTTTGCCAAGGGCTTGATAGCATTTCAACCGCTGATGGCCTCCAACCACATTTCCAGTCTTGGCGTTCCAAGTTATCGGCTGAAGATTTCCAAGTTCGCTCAAAGATTTTGTGAGCCTTCCCAGCGCATCGGAAGTAATTTTTCTAGGATTGTATTTTGCTGGCGAAAGTTCGCTGATTTTCTTTGTTACTAAAGATGGATATTTCATTGGGTCTAAAAAGTTACGCAAGATTTCTTTTGCAAGTTGTTAACTAAAAGATTCTTAAGTTAACTCGCACAGAAAGTTCGCGCTCGGAACCTGTTT